TGGCGTGTTTGGAAATAGTTTATCTATTTCAACATGTCCAAGTGCTACTGCTTATGAAGAAACTAGTAAAACAACTGTAAACGATTCCTCTATGAGTGTCGGTCAAACAGTAGTTACAGTTACTTCAGCATCCGGCATAAGTGTTGGCGATATCGTAAATTTTGGTGACGAGTACGAGTACAGAGTAGTTAGTATATCAACTAACGACTTAAACATAGTAAGAAAAGACGAACCTCAATATTTCGGAACAAGCGACTCTTCAGGTTTACATTCAGTACCAACTAACGGTGCAGCTGTAAGACGAAGATGGAGACATTACGACCTATTTGATAAAGCACCAGGTACATCACCTTTTGCAACATCACTAGGTGGGTCAAATGACGAATTGCATATTGCAGTCATTGACGAAGATGGCGCAATCTCTGGAATAAAAGGCGAAGTTTTAGAAGTATACGGAGCAGTTTCAAAAGCTTCAAACGCTAAAACGCCTCAAGGGGATATCAACTACTATCCAGATGTAATCTATAATAAATCTAGTTACATTTATTGGATGGACCACAACTCTTCAGGTTCAAACTGGGGAAATGCGGCTTCTGGAACTACATTTACGGCTGTTACAGCTGTAAGTAATGTATCACTTCAAAGTGGTGCAGACGGAACAGCTGCAACAACAGGACAAAAGTTAACTGCTTATCAAAAATTTGCAGACGCTGAAACTGTTGATGTTGGTCTAATCATGGCCGGTAACGGTGACGCAACACACATTGACAACTTAATCACGATTGCAGAAAACAGAAAAGACGCTGTTGTATTCTGTTCTCCTGAAAGAAGTGATGTCGCTGGTGTAGCAGACGCAAACTCACAAAAGAATAATGTGGTAGCATTCTTTAATGCAATCCGTTCATCATCTTATGTGATGTTTGATAGTGGTTACAAATATATGTACGACAGATATAATGACATGTACAGATATGTACCTTTAAACGGTGACATTGCTGGTTTATCAGCAAGAACCGATTTAGTTGCAGACGCTTGGTTCTCACCAGCAGGACTAAACAGAGGTATTATCAGAGGAGCAGTTAAACTTGCTTTCAATCCAACTAAAGCACAAAGAGATGAATTATACAGAGCTAGAGTAAATCCTGTGGCAACATTCCCAGGACAAGGTACTGTATTATTCGGTGACAAAACTGGATTATCAGCACCGTCAGCATTTGATAGAATCAATGTTAGACGACTGTTCATCACTTTAGAGAAGGCAGTAGCAACTGCTTCTAAATTCCAACTATTTGAATTCAATGATGAATTTACTAGAGCGAACTTTAGAAACATTGTAGAGCCTTTCCTAAGAGAAGTACAAGGTCGAAGAGGTATCACAGACTTTTTAGTAGTATGTGATGAAACTAACAACACAGGTGAAGTAATTGATAGAAATGAATTTATAGCAGAGATTTTTATTAAACCTGCTAGAAGCATTAACTTCATTACTTTACAATTTATCGCAACCAGAACTGGTGTCAGTTTTGATGAAGTTGCAGGTTAAGGGGAGAATAAAAAATGGCAAACATTAATGACTTCAAAGCTAAACTTGCAGGCGGTGGCGCTAGAGCCAATCAGTTTAAGGTGACAATGCCTTTTCCTGGTTACGCACAAGTTGGTGGCGAAATAGAAGACCTTGCTTTCTTATGTCGTTCAACATCATTACCAGGTATGACTGTACCTAGTTTTAATGTTCCTTTCAGAGGAAGAGCGATTAAAATAGCGGGAGATAGAACAATAGAAGATTGGTCTGTTACTTGTTACAATGACACAGATTTCAAATTAAGAAACGCATTTGAAAGATGGTCAAACGGTATCAATAACTTGACAGATAACGAAGGCTTGACTAATCCAGCAGATTATCAAGTTGACGCATTTGTTGACCAATTAGATAGAAACGGAGCAACAATTAAGAGTTACACTTTAAGAGGTGTTTTCCCTACAATTATTGCACCAATCGAGTTGACATATGACGAAGCTACAGCGATTGAAGAATTTGCTGTTACTTTTGCGTATCAATACTTTGAAAGTAATACTACTACCTAATATGTACTTAGAGGGCGGCCTAAAAACCGCCTTCTAAAACTCATATAAATAGTAGTAACAAACAAAGGAATATTATTATGGCTGAATTATTTGGATTTTCTATCACTCGTCAAAAGAAGACGGTAGACCCAAAACAAGGCTTTACTCAACCACAGGCAGATGACGGCACTCAGACTATCGCAGCTGGTGGTTATTTTGGTCAATACCTCGACATGGAGGGAACAGCCAAGACAGAACAAGACTTAATAAGAAGATATAGAGAAATAGCGTTACACCCGGAATGCGACATGGCAATTGAAGATATTGTCAATGAAGCAATCGTGGCTAATGAATTGAAAGACGCTATTAGATTATCTTTAGATGAAGTACCTTTTGGTAAAGATGTTAGACGAAAGATAGAAGATGAGTTTAAAGAAGTATTAAGGTTAATGAACTTTAATACAAAAGGTCACGACATATTTAGAAGATGGTATGTTGATGGCAGAGTTTATTACCACAAAGTAATAGACAGAGAATCACCTAGAACAGGTATCACAGAGTTAAGATACATTGACCCTAGAAAAATTAAAAAAGTTAGAGAAGTAAGAAAGAAAAGACCTGACGGTCCTACGCCTCACGGTTTAACAATCGTAGATGAGTTTGAAGAGTATTACTTATTTAACGAAAAAGGAATTGCAGGTACAACATCTGGTGGTATTAAAATTGCACCAGACACAATAGCATTTGTACCATCTGGAATGATTGACCAAAATAAAAATATGGTGTTATCATATTTACATAAAGCAATCAAACCAGTAAATCAATTAAGAATGATTGAAGACGCAACTGTTATTTACAGAATCGCAAGAGCGCCTGAAAGAAGAATATTCAAGATTGATGTAGGTAATTTACCAAAAGTAAAAGCAGAAGCATACTTACGAGATGTTATGGCAAGATATAGAAACAAACTTGTCTATGACGCAAGTACAGGTGAAATCAGAGATGATAGAAACTACATGTCTATGTTAGAAGACTTTTGGTTACCAAGTAGAGAAGGTGGTAGAGGTACAGATATTACTACACTACCAGGCGGACAAAATCTTGGAGAGATTTCTGATATCGAATACTTTAGAAGTAAACTTTATAGAAGTTTAAATGTTCCTGCTAGTAGATTAGAAGCAAGTCAAGGGTTTAACCTTGGTCGTTCTACTGAGATTACTAGAGATGAACTTAAATTTACAAAGTTTGTTCAAAGGTTGAGAAAGAAATTTACTGAGTTATTTAACGACATATTAAAAACTCAGTTAATATTAAAAGCTGTTATTTCAGAGGAAGATTGGCACACATTACGAGACCACATACAATATAACTTTTTGCAAGATGGACACTTTGCTGAACTTAAAGAAAGCGAAATGCTTTTAGAAAGAATAAGAGTAGCAAACGAAGTGAGAGATTATGTTGGTAAGTATTATTCAGTTGAGTATGTTAGAAAACATATTCTTAAACAAACTGATAGAGATATGGAAGACATTGATAACCAAATCAAACAAGAAATTGATGACGGCATAATATCAGCACCTACGGAAGATATTCCAGGTGGTGGTGGAAACTTATAGGAGATAAAAAATGAGTGAACATGTAAGTAAATTTGTTGACGACCTATCAAAAGGTAATAACGCAGACGCTGGTGAGGCATTTAAAGACGCATTACGAGCTAAAGTTGCAGACGGTTTAGATAAACATAGAATTGATGTTGCAAGTAAAATCTTTTCAGATGTTGAAGCACAACCATTTAGTGACCCAAAACCAGCAGTAACAGACCCCTCACCGGAAACGGAAACTATGATGGGAACTGATGGTAATGAAATTGCTTTAGAACCAGAGGCGACAGCAAATGATGAAACTCAATCAACTACTTAAACCAAATGTAGTTGACACAGAAACTTTTAGTCAATTACCACCTAAACACAGAGAGGTGGTAAATGACTTCTTTAGTCAAGTAGATTATGATAATGTTGATGTTGTAAAAGAGGTTGAGTCAACTGTAGATAAGGTTGCTCTTAAACATAATGTACAAACAAATGTTGTCTATGATTACATGGACAAGGAATTAGGAGAAAAATAAAATGGCGACATTTAAAATATTGGGAGATGTAGTAAATGACCCCAGCGCTAATAACATAGGTTCAGCAACAGCAGTTAGAGTAGTTGCAACTGGAGGTACTGTAACAGGTACAGTCAATCTTGCAGACAACACAAAGATTGGTGAATTCTATTTACACGCAGCTGGTGATGAAATTACTATCATCAAAGACCCGACAGACAAAATTACATCAGCTACTAGTCATGCACATGCTGTATCAGTAGGTGGTTAATGACAATAGTATCTACTCAATTAGTTGATGATGGTTTTAAAGTAATCAATAAGGTTACTGGTGCTCGTAATGAAAACGAGAAGTTAATAGAGTTAGATAACTTAAAAGGTTCTACAAACGAATCTGAGTTGTCAATTGCAAATGCATATTATGAAGTAGAAGGCACAGGCACGGTAACATTGCAATTTGATGATAAGAGTTTAACAATGACAGGCATAGACAACTACGGTCTAAAACCTGTAGAAGAAAAAATAAAAGGAACAGGCGACATTCAAGTTACAACAGACGGTTCAGTAGATAAGTTTAGTTTGTTACTAGAGTGTCATAAAGAAAAAGGATTTAGTAATGGCTGATTTAGTTACAACACAAACAATTACTGATACAACTGGTGTTAAGTTTGTTTCTAAACTTACAAACTTCTCAGATGGTACAGGAGAGTCTTTAGTTAAAAAGATAGACGCTTCTGAGGTTACATTTATGTCCGAAGATGGTAATAGAAAGATTGCAAAGATATGGTATTCAATAAACACAGCAAATGCTAAATCTGCTGTAGAGATTATATGGGACGGTGATACTAACGCTACTGCTCTTTTATTAAGTGGTAACGGATATTGGGACCTAAGAACATCTGGTGATGAGATAGTGAATAATGCTACAACACCAACTGGAGATGTACTATTATCAACGAAAAACTTTGCTATTGGTGACAATTACACTATTATTGTAGAGTTTAGATAATAAATTGTATAAATAGTAATACAAGAACAGAGAGAGAACATGAAATTAATATCGGAAGAAATTCAAGACGCTGAGTATTTGGTTGAGG